GAGGACGCCACGGACGAACTCCTCCATATCCGTGGCGTCCGATCCTCACTCAGTAGTTCCTCATCACATAGGCGAATTGAGCCGCAGACTGGTTTGCACCGGTCTGGCCGATGGCCGTCACAGGGATCGTGGTCGGCAGGCCCGTGCCCGCAGAGCTCCAGATACCCATAGCGCCGTAGAGACCCGAGTTGGACGTGCTCGCCGCGGTGAACTCCGCATAGTTCAGCGCCGACTGGTTCCCGGCCCAGCCCATCATCGAGATGGTCTGGGCAAGGTTCGTCGTCGACAGGCCGATGGACGAGCTGTTGGTCGAGAAGTTGAATCCGACGTAGTACTCGCCGGGCGTCATGCTGAGGTTCATCGGTACCGAGATCGGGCGCAGGCCGCTCGAGATCAGCCCCGTCACACCCGCGCTGTTGCTCGCGTAGGTGTAAGTCGTCTGCGTCGAGCCCGACGAGAGCAGCGTGAGCGTGCCCGGCCCGCTGTTGCTATAGACGCCGGCGTAGGCCGAGATCACGACCGCTCCGGTATTGGTCGTCGCAGAGCTCGCCGCGGCCCATGCCACGATGGCATCGAAGCGGGTTGCCGTGACGGGCCACTGCAGGTCGAGGTACTGCAGGCTGAGTGAGCCCTGACCCGGTGCGGTCAGGTTCGTCATCGCCCCACCGAGGGGACCGATGTAGCGCTGCAGGGCGCCGCCACTTTGCGGGATGCCGAGCACCGCCCACGTCGCGACACCGCCGACCAGGATCACATGGCACATGCCCTGATCGGAGGTCTCGGCGAGATAGCCGACGGTGAAGTTGGAGGCGGCCGGAAGGGTTGCGAAGGTGTAGAGCGTCGAGGTGCCAGACTCGACGAAGCTTGCGCCAATCGCGTTCGGGTTCGCGGAATTGGCTGGTCCTGGGTTTGACATGTTCGTGATCTCCTTTAACCAGCCACGCGAACGGCCATGTTCCGATACAGCCCGTCATAGCCGTAGAGGATGTCCGCGCGAGTCGGGAGTGCATCGTTGTTGATGGTGTACTGCGTGACCATGCGGATACTCATGCCGATTTCGGCATCCGCCGCACGCGCTGCGTCGTGTACGCCCCGAGGCAACGGAAGGTCCGCAAAGGCGAGAGCGAACGCCGTCTTGTGATAGACGATGCCCTGCGGGGAGACCTTCGAGAGATTCGCCACACCACCGTTGACTGTGATGGCAGACGTGGCCGTGAAGGCCGCGGTGGTCACCGCGTTCACGAACTGACCGCCCGTGATGCAACACTCGCCGATGAGAATCGACAGTGCACCCGCACCACCGCCGGAGGTGTAGACGCCCGTCGTGGCGTTGAACGTGCCGCTGGTGAGCGTGGCTGCGGCGAAGGAAGGCCCGCCCGTTGTGGCCGCACCCACCGGATTGGGCACATAGCCGCCCGGCGGAAGCACCACGAACTGCTTGAGCGCGTTGCCGTACTGACTGCGGCTCTGCGGGTTGGCGGGGAACACACCAGCAATCTGGATGATGTCACCGACCTTGACGACACCAGTCGTGGCGGTCCAGCCGTTGGTCTGGATGAATCCAGACTGCGCCCAGCCGGTCGTCAGAAATGCGCCAGCGGTGTTCGCGGTGAGCAGCGGCGTTCCGCCCTGTGCACCCGTAGTGAAGGCCACCACGTTCTGATCGCGGAACCAGTCGAGGCCCGCGAAGTTCTTCGCGATGAAGCCACGCCGCACATCCTCGCCAAGCTGCGCCTGGGGATTGAACAGACCTTTCACGCCATCGACAGCGGCAGCCGCAGAGAGCGGATCGAGCACACAGCGACGCATCTCATCGGCAGGACAGGCTTCCATGTCCAGAACCGCGTTGGCCGTGGCGAAGGTGAGGTAAGACGCCGGTGCAATGCCGGGCGTGCCGACAGACTGCGCCGTCTGCTGATAGGCCGTGTAGAGGCCGTCCGAATCGACACGGTTCGCAACCGTGCACATCATCGGCTTGAGCACGCGCGTCTTGAACAGGTCCATCGAGAGCAGCAGGTCCGCGGTCGTGAACTGCACGTCCACATGGAACTGGTTGCGCAGCGTGACGGGGATGTAGGTCTCGTTCGTATCCTCGACGTTCAGCGGAGGCCCGAACGTACCCACATAACGGGGCGGACGACGGATGTTGACCGTGGCGCCGATCTTGGCGCCCTTGATTGCGAACTCATCCGAGTACTGACGATCCACGCCGTCCGCAAAGACGAGCGTGTTCTCCAGTACCAGAAGGCCGGTGTTGACGATGTAACTCGTCGTGAGCAGATTGTTAGCCAAGAGACTTCTCCAGATGAGGTGTGTTACCTCACCGGCGCGCACGCGCGAGCCGCTGGGCCCGTTCGTATTCGCGCAGCTCTGGAATGGTCATCTTCGCCGGATCTTTCTGGACCACAGCGGAGTTGCCTTCGAGAGGCTTGATCGGTGAGGGAGCGCGGGAGATCGCGGTGGGTTCAGCCTCAGGCTCTTTGGCCTTCGCGGGCTTTGCCAGACGATCTTCCAATTTGCCGAGTTCCGCGATGGCGCGGATCGGGGTCAGTTTTGCGATACGGTCGTATTCGTCCGGATGCTTGGCCAGGTGGTAGCCCAGGCGCACGCCCTGCTCGCCATTGGTGGCGAGATAGACCGTGATGTGCGGGGGCATGTCGATATCAGAAGCGTCGATCACTTCTGCGTAGTCAGGAATGTCCTTCATCACCTTCGTGATGGCGCCATTCAACTCCGCCTGAGCCGCTGTTGCGGCTCGCTGCTGCGCTTCCTGTTGCTGGCGTGCGTCACGCTCAGCGAACTTCTTTTCGACCTTGTACTCAGCCAGTGCTTCGGCATATTCGCCGACCGTCTTGAAGTCCTCCGCATTGGGCTCTTTCGAGTCCTTCTCGGATGCAGGCCCTGACTTCTCCGAAGCCGCTTTCAACGCAGCTTCTGCTCGATCTGCCCGCGCTCGCTCTGCCTCACGATCCGCGCGCATCTCGCGTGCGAACTCCTCGGCCTCTCTCATCGCTCGGTGTTTCTTCCCGATCTGCTTGCGCACTCGCTCGGGAAGGTCCGCGTCGTCCTCGTCCTCATCCACTGCAGCCTTCGCTGCCTCATCGGGCTTCGACTCTTCTGCCTTGACGAACTTGCCATCTTCACCCCGCGGCGGGGTCTCCACTTTCGTGGATTCATCCTTCGCAGGCTCAACCGCTTTCACCTCGACCTTCGCGTCCGCCTTGGGCGGAACGAACTCAGGCACTGAGCGGTTCTGGATGAATTCGGCCATGTTCTCGTTCGTCACGACTTGCATACATCATCCTGCGCGTTACGCGCCGTTGGTTTTGCCGGCTTTCTCGCCGGCCTTGATTGCTTTGTCTGCGGCACGTTCGTTGTGGGCCGCCTCCACATGAGTGTTCAGCAGCTCGCCGCCCACTTTGATTTCTGCGACATCCAGCGCGGTGTCGCGCTGGATGTTCGCCACCTTCAACTTCGTGTCCGTGTTCTCGGCCACTTCCGCACGCCAGCCGATGTAATCGCGGGTGCTGTTCTGGTCGTCGGTTGCCGCCTGCGTCTCGGTGTCGTGCGCCTTGGCGGTCGTCGTGATGAGCGTGCGGCGGGTTGCACCGTCGTCCTTCATCTTCTCGACGTCGGCCTTGTATTTGATCTCCAGCGCCTGCTGCTGGATCTGCTGATCCTTCTGCTGGATCTGCTGCTGAAGTGCGCCGATGATTGTTTGTGCCTGCTTGGGCAGCTCTTCAATGGCTTTGCCCATCGCTTCGGGATTGGTCACCATGGCCCGATCGGCAAGCTCATCGGCGCCTGGGAAGTCGAGGTTGCGCAGAACGATGTCGGCGCCGGTCTTCACGATAACTTCACCGAGCGGCGTGCCCATCAGCTCCGTCATCTGCTCGGCCGACTCTTCGCGCTTGGTCTGGTAGCCAGGCCCCGTATCCATCACCACGTCGTAGCGACCGACGGTGAGATCGTTCTTCACGCGCCAGACGGGATTGCCCTGCTCGTCCTGCTCTTCAGTCTTCTGGTTGATCCCCGTCATCTTCGGCACGCCGTCATCGCCGATGATTCGCTGCATCCGCGAGGTGTCGTAATAGGACGGGATCAACTCGAGCAGGATGATGCCGGTCCACATGATGGCCAGCATCTGGTTGTCGTAGTACTGAAAGTGAGTCAGGTCGGCCATGCCCTGCCGACGCTGCAGATACTTGTTGCCGCTGATCACACGCCCCTGAAGCTCGGGATTCTCCTGTGGCATGCCCGCAATGCCCATGAGATCGTGCTCGGCGCCCTGTGCAGCTTCGGACATGCCGGCCTCGACCTGGGCGGGCTGTGTGCGCTGAGGCAGCGGCAGCACTTCCCCGCCCGGTCCCTGCACGGCTTTCGCCACGAGCACCGAGTACGAGCGCTGGTTCGCATCATTCCACTCGGGGTGGCCTTCGATCGTCTCTTCGTACGCGACCCACGGCGCCTTGGGCGTCAACGCATAGCGCTCGGTCTGGGCCGTGCGCCAGTAGTTGAACATTCGCGCCGGGTCCATCAGGTCCTTGACCATGCCCTTGCGCTTCACCAGCCCGTTCACGTCGAGAACATTGCCCTCGCAACGAATGACGGGGATGTGCGAGCCGGGCAGCACTTTGCGATCAACGACTTCCTTGCCATTCAGGCGAAACCATTGCACTTCCTTGCGAGTCGTCGGGCGCTTGGCCACGATCATCAAGCCCACCGCATCGAGGACCGCGGGATCGGCCAACTCGGATTTCAGCTTCACCGAGCCATCGCTCAGGCGATAGAGCTCGTCCTTGACCTCGTGGATGCGAAAGTATTCGGCAAGGCGCAGATGCGTCTTGCTCTCCCACAATAGCGACAGATCTCCAGGCGCATCAGCCTGCCATTCGCAGTTGGGCGCGGTGGGATAGCGGCGTTTGTACTCCTGGCGCGTCATCACCTCGCTGATGAGGCACCACTGCTGATCCTCGCCAGCCGGCATCACCGCGGCGGGGTCCATGTACACGGTGAACGTGTTGCGGATCGGCAGGATCTTCAGTTCCTGCTCGAAGCTCTTCTCGTCGATGTAATCGCCGACGATGCGCCAGTAGCCCCAGCCGATGTTCACCGCACTGATCACGCCCGTGTCGTAGGCCACCGAGGCATTGCTCAGCGTCTCGATGTGGCGGATCAGGCCGTTGACGACTGCGGCGGTCTCGACATCCGCCCCATCTCCAACCGGGTGGCATTTGATGCGCGGGCGCTGCTGGCGCAGCTGGTTCTCGACGCGCCGGCAGAAGGTATTGGTGTGGTTGATCGTCAGGGCGGGCCGCTGCTCGAGCGTGCGTGCCTTGGCGATAGCCTCATCCCACTGGTTACCATCGCGGAAGCCCAGTGCAACGAGCCCTTCCGTGCGGTTCTGGCTCTCGGCATCCTCACAGATCTTCAGGCGTGCGCAGGCTTCGAGGAAGATCTCCCCATCCGTCTCGGCCGGTTGGGTGTCTTCGATCACGCCAGCCCGCGCAACGTCGCAGCGATGTCGACGAGCGTTCGGCGCACTTCGGCGGCGATCTCATCGCAGCGGGACTGGCTCGCCATCTGCCCGGCCTTGAGACTGGCGGCGAGCTCCAGCGCTTCGGCTGAATTGGCCGCGACTTCCTTGAACGCACGCAGTTCCCGTGCGGCCTGCAACATCACGGCCTTGAACGGCTTGGGCGCCTGCGGCTCAAGGTCCAGCAGCGCCTGTGCAGTGTCGGAGTCGTCGGGAAGCGAGAACGCGAGAGGCATGCATCACCGTGGCCCCTGAGGGGCAAGTTCCAACTGATGTTGTTGAACCTGCGAGTTACCCACTCGCCACGGGAATCGATATCAACCCATCCAGCCCTGCGGCCGAACGCCCATGCCATTCATCGACGGCTTGGGCGCAGGCTTATTCTGCACTATTGCGAAGCGTCGCATCATCATTGCGTAGCGACTCGCGCTGATGAGGTCATCGCCCTTCTTCACGATCAGCCCATCCTTGCGGTGGTAGAGGTTGAACTCCTCGAACCAATCGCCTAGATGGCTAAACACCTTAAAGCGACCCGTCTGCATGCGGTCGAGCATGTCCATGACGCCCGCTTCCACCCCATTCGTGCCGTCCTCGAAGGTGGCGCGGTTGGGCATCATGTTCAGGCCCTGATCGGCGTACTGCTTGGCGAGCTGCTCGCCGGACCCCTTCTCATGCTGCAAACCATCGTGGGGCCATGCCCACGGCAGCCACTTGCCCCACGGCAGGATCGAGGCGGAGAACAGTGCCGGCGTCTGTTCGCGCTGTCGGTGAGCAGCAGTGACATAGATCGTGTCGCTATCGCGGTCCCACGCATGTTTTACGGCGGCACTCGGGTGATCCCAGCCAAAGTCGAGTCCACCGTTCTGCACCCAATGCGGGGGGATGGTGAACGCCTCGCACCGGATCTCATCGTCATCAATGGGGAACACCCGTCCACTCCCAAGTTGCGGAATGCCCTTGGTGCGGGCCTTGCGCTCATGCAGCGGATAGCTTGCGATGATCGCGGCGCGTTGCTCGGGCGTGTAGTGCTCGGCATCGTCGATGTCCATCATCGTGAGGTGCGTGCCCGCGGGCTTGTCCAGATAGAAGCGCTTCACCACATTCGACACGCCCATGAGCGGTGTGAGCGTCGTCATGATCGGGCCCAACGTGGTGTTGGTCCGGGTGATGCCCTCGAAGTAGATATCCTCGGGCGGCTCTTCATCGAACCACACCCCATCGACCGTATCAGCCTGCCACTTCGTGCGGCCCTGGTCATAGGTGGCGAGCTGCACGGATGAGATGCCACCGTAGATGCTCTGCACGTTGATTGTGGCGACCGCATCAGGAACGCCCTGTCGACGTGCCCAGTCGACGACATCGGCCTTCGGGATAGCGCCCGTGCCCCACTGTGCTTCGTTCTCTGGAGGCCCGAGCAACAGGCGCTGGATACCCTTGCGCGTGAGTTCTGCAGACTCCGAGCCTGCAAGCCAACGCACCGGACGGTCAAAGCGCTTGCCGACCCACCACGGCGGATACTTCCCGGTAAGGTGCATGGCGACTTCGAATGCGGCGGACAGCGTCTTGCCGAGCTGGTTGCCAGCCATGAGCATGCGTTCGCGGTGGGTTGCACCAGCCGCATGAAACTCGCGCTGCTTGGGGTACGGCGCATAGTCAGTTAACCGTCGCTGGCTCTGGCGGCGGATCAATTCCCTTTCCAGCACTGCCAGAAAGTCGGCTTCGGAGTAAGGCGATACCTGCGGTGAGTTCAGCATCGGTCAGGTCATCCAGAGGCTGCGACTGCTCCACCTGTTTGGGCATGAGAGATGCGATGGCCTTGATGTAGCCGACAGGATCTTTCTCGCGCGCGGCCACAATCGCGGCCTTGCCACCTTCATCGAAATCATCGGCCAGCGCGCTCAGGAAGGCGCCCTGCAGGCGATTGCGCGAAGCCTTGGGCTTGCCGCCGGGGTTGCCGGACTCGCCCGGCTTGAATGGCTTCAGGTTGGCGAGAGGGTCGCTCATGTCACTGCTTCTGAGAGGAATGGCGCGTCAAGCTTGTATTGCGGGAAGTTGCGCATCTTGAGTGCTGACTCGCTGTCGTCCTCAACGAGGCATACATCCGCTTCCTGAAAGATCAGCAACGTCTCGGCGCCCACCACCACTTCCAGCAATGCCATATAGCCTTGACCGTCAAAGATATTCAGGCCCCCGATGTTGATGATGTCTCCCGGCTTTACCTCGGTCTTGAGGAAGACGTTCGTCTCATAGCTCTTCCTGAAGTCCTTGCCGTCGCGCTTGCCAGTCACATAGCGCTTCACCCACTTACCGGGACCTACCGCCACCACTTCGCCCCGAACGGGGCGGCCATGACGGATTGCGATGATGATCTCGCTGGCCTTCCAGTCGAGCGGACGAAGCAGGATGCGGTCACCCAGCATGCGCAGGGAGCCGGTGACGATCTCGGTCATGCGGCCCTCATGTAGC